TCCGTCTTCGTAACCTTTGTTACCTTCTGGTCTTCTTAAATGATTAACAACAAATAAACCTATGCCAGTAGACTCAACTAAACTTCTTAGCTTTGTCATTGTGACATCAATTAATTTTCGTTCATCAAAACTTTCTAGTCCACTAATTACAATTGATAAGTGGTCAAGTATAATCCATTTTACATTTAAACCTTTTGCAAGGTATTGAATTTTAGATAATAGATTGTCTGATTGTGTTGAGCCAAAATGGTCAAACATATAAAACAAACCACTACCAACTGTAGAGTCAAAACTTTTTTTAAACTCTTCTTTATTAACGTTATCTTTAGATAAGTGTAATGGTCTTTGTAAATCAATTCCCATTATACCTAATGCAGAACGCTTAACACTTTCTTCTAATGCAATGTAGCCTACGCTTTCACCGTGTTTTAAAAGATGATGTGCTATTTGTCTGCAAAGCTGTGACTTACCTTGTCCAGTCCCACTAGTTATTGTAATTAACTCACCTCTTCTCATGCCTAAAGTTTTTTTGTTTAGACATTCAAAAGGATAAGGAACTGTTTCAGTTTTATCTTCTTTAGAAATTAAATCAAAAACTTCTGTTCCAGATACAATTCCGTCTGGTCGATAAGTCTTTGCACCCCACATACAATCTATAAGTTTTGCAGTTTCCCCCTGGACCAACATATCGTTAGCGTCTTTTCTTGGGAGTGTTGCTATTTTACATTTACCTGGAGTAAATAATTTTGAACATTCTTGAGCTGCCTTTTTGCCTGCTTCATCTGAGTCAAACATTAAAACAATTTCACTTGCTTGTTCGAGCCACTCAAGTTGCTGTTGTAAATCTTTCTTTGCGCCTTGGCTTCCAGTCTTTACTGAAACACAAGCCCATTTTAAACCTTGTGCTTGAGCCATGCTCATAGAATCTATTTCACCTTCTAAGATTACTATTTTTTTATTTGTATCACGCCATAAGTTTTGTCCAAACAGTGTGGCTTGTTTACTATCACCTAACCATTGAAATGATTTGTCTGGATAACGTAGTTTCTGTGCAACTAATTTATTATGTTTATCATAGTAGTTTGCAATTTGAACTGTCTTACCGTTATATTTTCCAGTCTGATAATTAAACTTGGTTGTTGTTGCCAAGTCTATATGTCTTTTGTTAAGAGGTTTAAGTTCCCCATGTATTAATTCAGTTTCCAATTTTGTTTCCTCTTTTTGTTCGTAAGTATGATAGTAATGTCCACAGCCAAAACAGTGTCCGTGTCCGTCTGTATAAACAGCCACGTTGTCTTTGCTCTGGCATTCGGAACATGGTGCGTGATAACTAAAATCACTTTTTTCCATATTGTTATTTCCTTGAAATTTTTTTGACCCAAAATATTTGGTCTGAAAAGAAAGACCCCTTTGATATTATCTCAGGGGTCACTACAAAAGGCAGTGCATATGAACTCACTACCTAAACGAAGGTATACCCTAATTTAATTCTTTTATCCACTCTTTTGGAATGAAGCCGTCAGCATATTTAAAACCATGCTTCTCGCACCACATTGCGTATGTTGTTTTGGATTTTTTCGAAATCCTAGTTTTAGAATTTGAAAATACAAATCTTAAATCTAGATTAGGGTATTGATTCTTAACAAGTAAAGATTTTTGTTTGTCTACTGTTAAAAACCTACCTTTGCCTTCTATGTACATAGGCTCACCATCTTTTTTAAAAAGAATAAAATCTGGTGTGTATCTATGCACCTTTTCAGGTTTCGTATATTTTAAAGTTATTGTTTCGTACTCAAACTTAATGTTTTTTAATTTTAATTGAGTAGCTATTTGTTCTTCTAAACCACTTCGGTATTTAGAAGTCGTCTTTATCTTCTTGTACCTCGGTCTTAGTATCACTTGTAAACTCCTCAGTCGATTGTGTTTCTGAGTGTTCATATCCTTCTTCTTCTTTAAAACCGTAACCAGAAGAATTTGAGCCACCTTCAATTAACTTAATTATTTGTGCAGCTCTAAGTCTCATACTAACACCTGCGCCCACCATGGAGGTAAAGTACGGAATAAGTTCAGCACTAACTTTTAATTCTGAACCTCCCCAAACATTTACGTTTAACATTGGTTTGCCTTTTGCGTCAAAGAGTGTTGGTTTGTTTTCAAAACTCTCACCACTTTTAGTAGTTACTTTTGCTTTACATTTGAATTTTAAGATAACGTTACCAGTTGGCTTTCCGTCATCATCAACTTCATCGTAGTACGGTGGGTCAGCTTGTTTAACTTTCTTCCCATTCGATTTTTCTGCGCCTATCTTTACGCTTTCTTCTCTAGCCGTATCAATCATACTGATAACGTCTTGAGCGTCTTTTTTACTTAGTATAAGATTTGTTTTATAATCACCTACTTCAGAGAACTTAGTATCAGGGCTTGATAGCCATGGGTACTGAGCAATTCCGATTGGTGTAACAATCTTTGTGTACTTATTCTTCATTGTCGTTTTCCTCGTTTACTGTTTCTTTATCTAAATAGCCTTTTTCAATTAAGGCTACGCCCTCGTCTAAGGGCATTTGAACTTCGTCCATTGTTGACTCCGTTAGTTCTAATAGGGGTACTATTAAATAACCCATTAGTGGATTGGTTTAAGCAAAGAAAAACTCACTCTTTAGAACTTCCTCGATATCAAAGTCACCTTTTTCTGGAACTTCTGGAAGCTTTGTTTTCTCGCTATCGTTTAATATTGGTAACATTGATGTTTTAAAGTCTTCTAACGGACAACCATTTGAGTACATTTCTACAAATGTTTCTCTAATTGTGTCAGCTAGTGTTTGACTGTCGGCAGCCAATGTTCCGAAAGAGTCATGCACATTACAAAAATGTGACAGCCCTTTGTCATACGCTTTGACTACGCACATAAACAAATGCGCTGAGTCTTGAGCGTGTATGTAGTTCGGTGGACAACTATTTTTAGCTTTGTGTACCGAAAACTTTTCTGTCTCTACATTTATTCTTGGTTTTATTATTTCACCAAACAATTTAGTTTTTACTCTCATAGATTTAAATTCTGGATAATCTTGTATCACTGGAAATCCAACTGGATTGTTCCAACGTACAGCGTGTCCAGATTTTGCTAAAACTTTTGCACAATCTTGTAAGAATGCCATACCTAATCTTGCTGAAGATAAAACCTCACCCATTGAGTCCCAAATCACACCTGCTAAAAATGTACAAGCTTGAAATGAAGCACTACCAAACGGATGTAAGTCTCCCTGGTCCTTCCTTTTTACAATGTCCTCATCAACAAAATCACTACATGAGTATCTTGTCGAACCATAAGGACTTGTCATTATTGCTCTCTTAACTGTAGAACGTTTAACTCCAAACTGTAACCAAAGTTTTGCAAACTCACTGTCAGTCATTGTTTTTAAATTTTCAATAACTTTATCTTTGACAACTGAATAAACATCTTGAGGTCTTTCACTGTTTGATAAGTTAACTGCTTTTGCCGAGGGCGTGTGTCTTAGTATTCCAGAGTAATGTTGTATTCCATTACAAGAACCGTCTTGGTTACAAATAAAATGACTAACGTAGCCATAACCTTTTGCTTTAAATTTACACCACTCATCACACCATGCAAGAAATTGAAAAGGTTTATCTGCGTGTTCCCAATCTCTATTAGTAAAAGGGTCATCTTGTATTTCTTTAAACATTTGAAAATTACTTTCAACCCAATCTAATTGTTCTTTTCTACTTACTTTATCAATTCCAAATAGAGCTGCCCCAGTGACAGCTAACCAATAATCACCTTTGTTCTCTTCAGTGATTGCTTTACCTGTTCCAAACAAGTGTAAAGCTTTTGCAAAATCAACTCCTTGTCCATTTAAATAATTAGTTACATGATAACATCTAGACCTAAAATCTAATGTGTGTGCATGATAGAAAATTACTTTTAAAAACATTTCTGCTATCCACAAAACTTTTGCAAACAATAATCTTTTAGATTTTTGTCTTGCGTTTTCTGTGTGGACCAGGACAGCTTTTTGTCTGTACTCTTTTCTTGCTTCTGCGTTTGTATCTATGTCGTGTGGTTTGTTTGGTAAATCTTCTAGTTCAGCTTTTGGTAACCCTCCAATGTTAATGTTTTTGTCCCAAGCTTTTTTTAAAACTTTATAAACAAACTCATTTATTTTGTACGGTGTGTTTTGCATTGCATTAATGCCTTTATAAATAATTGGCATTTTAACATCTTTTATTTGCTGAAGGTTTTCTCTTTTACGATACTTAACTAATGTTAAAGGTTTTATGTGTCTACTATAATAACCTCCACCAGTTACTTTGCCTTCTTCCCACATTCTTGGTGGAATGATTGTCGGAAAATATTCTGGTGCAAGAACTTCTAAAAAATCATTTCGATTGTTTATCCATTCTAAAGTTTTCTCTGTAGGTAATAAAACTTTTTCTTGTCTGCGTCTCCTTATCTGTGATTTAACTTCACAAAGTCCAGTAGACAAAACCATAAGCTCTATAAGCTTGTAGCCAACATGAACTTTTTCACTTCTAGTCCACAACACCCACTCCAACTCATTCTTTTGCGCTGACTCTCTAAGTTTCCTTCTCTTATACATATAGCCAAACGACCTTTTATCTAGGTCTGTTTTTACAATTCCATAATGCTCTGGTTTGGACTCTTCGAAAGTTCTTAACGCTACCTCATCCTCAATTTTACTTGCCACGTTTATGGCTGCACTTGTAAGTTTCCTTGCAATAGTAATTGAATTGATAATAGACTTAGCTGTTATTAAGGAAGCTATGTCTGGTTCTATTAATGACAATAGCCTTTTTGATATGGGTTGAACACCCTTTTGGTTTCCTCCTTCATTAACAAATTGTGTAATTGCTTCTGATAAAGGTCTTATTGAATTAGACAATAAAGTCTTACCATAATTAGTAAAACTTTCTTCTCCTCGTTTCTTGTGGTCACTTAATCTCTTTTGAAAACGATTAATGCCACGGTTTCTCATATCCTTTTCCAACTCTAATTGTTCTTTTAAAGAGGTAAAAGGTAATGTGATATATCCATTGTGTTTCAACATACGACTCCTTTGGTTATATAGAGGGACTTATAGCCCCCTTGGTTCTAATAGGGGTACTAATAGAACCGTTGGTTATTTTTCTAATATATGGACAAAATTCATAAGTCTAGTGCTTAAAACTTTACCATATCTCTCAACCATTCTGTCATCTTTATGTCCGACCCATGATTGAACAGCTTTTGAAGGTGCGTCACCATTTAATAATCTTGAAACACAAGTTCTTCTACAAGCATGAATGCCAAATCTTTTATCATTTGACAATCCCATTTCTTTTCTAACTTTTCGCCAACTTGAATTAGGTCTCCATTGAGCAAAATGAAAAAACAGTTTTTGTCCTGGTTTTTTATTTTTAGATAACCTAGTTACAATTTCTTGACATCTTTTAGTTAATGGTACGCCCCTAGATTCATTTGTTTTAGTCTGTGTTAAAACAATTCTATTTGAATGGCAATCGTCTACTTTAAGATTTTGCAGCTCAGACAATCTCATTCCAGTATCTATTAATAAAATAAAAAAATCAGCGTCATCATTCATATTCCAGGAACGTAACAAAGATAATAAAAGATTTTCTTCGTCCCTAGAAATATATCTAAGCTTGTGTTTTGGTTCTTTTAACCAACTTATGTATGGCTTTCTTTCTAATTGATAAGTTTGATGTCTTCTTAAACAAAACGTTATCATTGTAGATAAAGCTGACAAGTATCTATTAATTGTTGCATTGCTTAATTTTCTATTACGCAGCTCAACAATAAGACCGTCAATCATACTTTCATTTACATTATTTATAATAGTGTCCTCGCCCCAAAATTCTATAATTTTTTTGGCTCGGTTTTTGACGCTTTCATCTCGCCCCAAATCCCATTTACTAGAACAAACATTTTTATAAATTTCTTTTAATGTTTTTTCCATTTGTTTTCCTTTTTGTTAATGTTAACTTTAATTCGCCCCTCGCCCCTATAAAAGCTTTCGCCCCTAAAATACAATAAATGGACCAGGGCAGCTCAAAAAATTCTTTCATATCTCAACGTACAGAGGGTTTAAGGGTCTTGTCCGACCCTTACTACCCCCTTAATTTTAGGAATGTATTCCTTTTCCTTTAATTATATTTACTATTTCTTTAAACTCGTCTTGAGGATTGTTTTCTAAATTAGAGTCCCAATCATAAGTCGAGTCAGCTTTGCAAATGTCTTCAACCATTTTTAACTTTTTTCTAAGTTTAATATTTGATTGAATGTATTCGTCAGCCAAAGTTTTTTTATTCTTGTCATCAACGTAAACAACAAAACTGTCACCGTCTGTTGAATTTACTGAATGACTCCAAGAACCACTTTTTCTAAATTGTCTATAATATTTAAACTTAGGATTTAAAAACCGTTTAAATAATTTCATAAACAATTCGCCTTCAAAGTCGTTAGGCACTCCATAAAAAAGGTAATTACCAGTTTCACCTTTATTTACTGGATTGGCTAACAGTCTCGCTTGAAACTTGTTTATAGTTTCGCTCATATGATACTCCTTTTGTAGTTATGTTTTTAAATAAATGAGCAATTACATCAACAGTCCAACCATTACCAAGCATTTTGTATCTTTGAGTATTCGATACTGAACTTGTATAATTGTCTGGAACAGTTTGTAAACGCTCACACTCTAAAGGCGTAAGTTTACGCCATTGCTTATCACCTAAAGATATTTTAGGTTCTCGATTGCCACCTCCACAAGTATTTAATGTAGGTGACTTTCCTTCTTTATCGTAAACACGTTTTAACACATCATGACCATTTAATTCTGCATGACCTTTTAATATTAATCCGTTTTTACTTTCGACCTTATCTAATGGAATGTAAACTTTTTGTTTACTTGCCAACGTACTAGTTAAAGTCGGTGCTTTACCGTCAACATGATAAACTCTAGAACTTTGTTCATAGACACCTTCACGGTACTCAAACTCTGTAATAGATTTATCAAACTCTGTTGTTGTAATGCCTAAACACGATTTCAATAAGTCCCAAGCTTTTGGGTCTGGAATTGAAAAACTGTTATCAGTTCTAAACCAATGTTCAGCGTGTGTTTTAGGAACTTCACAATAAAAAGCAATTTGACTAATTGTTAAATTAGCAACTTTTTCTTTATTGTATCGTAAAACATTTTGTAAACCTTTTATGTCAACTTGATGTTTACGAACTTTTACAATCTCAATCTCATTGCCTACATGATTAAGACCGTCTTTAGATACAACTGGATTATCTTTTAATCTAATTCCAGTCATACCTTGATTGCCAAAGCCTTTATAATCTCTTGCCATTAAACAATGAGATTTTTTAATATCAGCTTTTTGCAATTGCTTACCTTGATTAATAACCATGTCAGCAATTCCGTTATCTTCAAGAATATCTTTAATGACAATTCCTTTATCTTCTGGAACTGTAACATTAGGTATATTTGTCCAATACAATCTTCGTCTTGATTGCGCTGAAACAAGATTAGAATTAATCTCGATAGGCTCGACCCCAAGATACTCACTTATAATATCTCTGGACTCTTTATTCATGACAACGTTTTCAAGTAGAAAATATTTTGGTTTACATTCTTTAAGTATTCTTACAAACTCAAAAAATAATTTACTTCTTGGGTCTTCAAAGTTTAATCTGTTTCCAGATTTACTGAAGCCTTGACATGGTGAACCACCGATTAATAAATCAATGTCCATGTCTTTTGCATTAATTGTAGTTACATCACCAAGATGTACTATGTTTGGAAAGTTTTCTTTTGCAACTTTCATTGCATACTTATCAATCTCACTTGCATAATAAGTATCAACTTTCGCCCCTAGTTTCTTGAGAGCAATTTGACCACAACTCATGCCGTCAAATAATGACATTACTTTCATATGTGTTTCCTTTTGTAGTTAGTTGATAAAAATAGGTCGCCCCTAGAATAGGTCGCCCCTCGCCCCTATAAAATTAAGAAGGGCAAGACAAAAAATAATCTCGCCCCCCTTAACCCTTTAAGGTCAATTGTTTTTTTCGAAAAATTTAAAAAAATAAATTTAACGTAATAAACTTTTTTTCGTTTACTATCAAAGCGCCTTAATTCCTAAATTGATTTAGTTTTGATTTTTAATAATGATTGATTTTAATTCTTTTACTTTATTTAAAACTTCATTATTTAAATCTAGATTTCTAAACTCTTTTAAATTTGCTCTTATAAAATGAGTCAAATCTAAATCACCATATTTTATAAAAGTGTTTCCAGACTCGGTAAAATATTCCTCGTTTAAAAAACTTTCAATATCGCATGGCGTTTTTTTATTTGTTAAGATGTTTTCAATCTTAAATATTTCTTTTAGTTTCATATGTTTTTTTCCTTTTGTAGTTTGAGCTGCAACCGTCAAAAAAAAATTTGAAAATTGCAACAATTGGTTTTTTGTGGTCCAGGTAACGCAAAAAAAAATTTTGAATTACTGAACATCTAAAACAAAACCAGAATAATCTAGTTTTGCTTTACCTTTAGCAAGTAACCCACAAATACTTTTTAAAGGGTCTGTAAATCTTAAATCGGTTTCATCCGAATTAATAACGTTAAACCCTTTAAAAGTTTTCGGTAAGTGTTTTCTAAAAACGGCTGATATATTGCCACCCATTTTTAAAATGCTAAAAGCTTCTTTTTTGTTATCCTCGTTTAAACTATAAGTTATATGATAATTTGACGGCATTTGACCGTTAACAAATTTCAACGCTCTTTTATAAACTTTTGTATAGTCATAAAATTGCACGTTTGGAAACTGTTCCATTATACCGAAATTTTCAAAACTTATGTCCGATGTTCCATTTAAACGAATACAAGGAATAAAACCTTTTTTCTTACAATTAATAATATGATTGTTAATCTCTTTTATTAACTGATTTAAAAAGCTTTCACGCTCTTGCATAAACCACCTTGTTTTATTTATTCGACCATTTTGCACGTTTGAAAATGCGCCATGTCCAGAAGTATTTAAACAAGCTTTTTTACATCCATTTGAAGCCATTGGACACACATTAAAACCAGATAACGTTGAAGGCGCTAAATATAAAATAGCTGTTTTATATCCATACTTTTGACCCTTCACCGTTTTGGCGTTGTTATCTATGTTCAATAACTTTTTACTTTTTATAAATGGTAATTGTTTCATATGTTATTTTCCTTTTGTAATTTTAGAAAAAAAGACGCTTTGATAGTAAACGAATAAAGGCGCTTAAC